ACTGATCACTACAGATGGGTGCATTGTAATGGGGTCAGTAAATGGGGTCAATCCCTATGAAGGCCTTGATATTACTGACATACGACACGGTCTGCAACGGCTTGCAAAGCCGTAATTGGGGCTCGATATATGACAAATGTAATAGAAAAAGGGGTTTAGATGTACGTTAGATCTACGTTAGATATACATCTGTTATACGTTAGATGTCCCTCGTGACCCAGGGGGTCAGTAAATGGGGTCAGTAAATGGGGTCAAATGGGGTCAATAATTGGTCGGGTGGCAGAATGGCTTATGCAATGGTCTGCAACACCATCTATGCGGGTTCGATTCCCGCCCCGACCTCCAACATTTTTTAAAAATAGTGTATTATTGTTTTTGGTCAACGTGGATTTATCACTTCTGTGCTAAGTTCAATAAAAAGCCCCAGCATCCTCCAGTGTTGGGGTTTTTTTATGGGTACAAAATAATAAAGCTGGCAACCAGTGAGCCTTGAAAGATTCGAAACATTGTTTCAAATTTACTTCGAACTTTATCTGCGCTTCATAATCTCAGCACCATAGGTCGCGCCAACGATCCCCGCCATCGACAGAAAAAAAAGGTCGGACAGACTAGCCAAAGTCTCCAGGCGTGCATCTGAAAGAGGAGCGAAAGCACACAGGACCGGAAAGGCGACCATCGCTGTGATGGCAATATACGATTGCTTCCGCATAGTATCTGATTTGTAGATTTCAGTAGCCACCGCAACTTCATCTGCTGTGACTATCCCGTCATGATCCAAATCGAGCTCTTCATCAATTTGAGGATGTCTCATGAAACCTCCTGTCTTCCGGATCTAGTTCACAGTCAACATGTTCGTTGCTGCGCTCAAACGAAAACTCTCCATCAATAAAGGGTATCGTCTCAGGCAGAGTCACTTTGTAAGTTCGTGACTGGCAGACATCAATGCTTGAGCATCCAGAGATAAAAAATATAAAAATCGGTAAAACTCTAATCATAGGTCGGGGTTCCTTCTTCAACCATTTTTGGGAGGCAATACGCCGTCACATTGACGTCTCTCAATGACGGCCTTCCATACTCGCGGTACCGACCGCTCTCGATAGCATGTGCAAAAAAATTGCAACGAAGCACATCACGAAAAATCATTCTGTCGTCCGACACTTGCTCATCAGAATTAATTACGACCACCAAAAGAAACACTAAAATCATTCAACTGGCGTGTTCTCCAAGAACCAGACGACTGCCCAAACGCAGCCCATAAAAAACACCCATGCAAATGCGATTGTTGCGCCAAGAGCTATCCATTCTCGAATTTGTTTTCGTCGCTTTCTAATTCGAGCGACTTCTTTTTCATGAGCAATTCGGCTTTCTTCCATTCTGCGTTTAACAGAGTTATATAAGTCTCCTTGATTTTGCATTAGGCAAATATCTTTGAATTGCCGATCAAAGTTTTCTAATTGGCGTTTAGCAGATTCCATAGCAAGAGCTTCTTTGTATGACATCTTCCCCGCTTTAGCGCGTTCTACATCGTTGTAGGCTTCGCTTGCCTCTCCCCAGCGAGAAACTAGACCTTGGAGCGATTGACCATGCCCCGCCGTTTCTTTAAGCACGTTCAGCCCATCGTTAAGAGCCTTCAACGCCGCCAAAACGCCAGCAACGGATTCAATGACAGGCATGACTAGAACAATTTTGCGAGAAAGACGCTGCCCAGCACGAACGGATAGACCCCAATCACAAACATCAAAATGTTGTGCAGCCGATTTTCCATCCGATCCATTCTTTCAGAACCGGCTTTCAGGCGTTGCTCAATAGCGGAAAACCGAATCGCACACTCTCGTTCATGCGTTTCAAGTTCTGTGATTGGATCACGGTCGGTCATCAGGTGAACTCTTGCACTGCGTGAGCTTCTGCTTGGTCAGCACCAGGGGCCATCTTTGATAAAACGTTCACGCCAAAAAACATGAAAAATGGTGTGAATCTTCGCCAGCGCGGGATACGAGCTTTGCATTCGTCGGCGAACCATCGATCAACCGCTCGTTTCATTTCGCGATCCCTGAGTGCTTCAAACTCATCCTCGCTCTTGTCTTGCCAGTAATAGTGTCGCCACCAGAGCATCGCGTCGTGAATCGCCGATGGAACAATCACCCAGTCGTGATCGGGGAACGCATTAGCACCGTTCCAAGCGAAGCCCGCTTTTAAGGTCAGATATTTGTTATCAACTTTTATCCTGGCGTCTTCATACGCGGATCGGAATTGCAACGGAAACCAAGTCGGCAGTGGGAATTTAGTGTCTTCATCGACAACATATTTGAAACCGCAGCGAATTTTCATTCATCACCCCGCAGCGCTTCTTTATCAATTTCCACTTCGATGGATCTCGGACCAATTTGGCCGTCGCCAACGGTTATTTGTGGTGCCACTTTGATTAACCCGCCGAGGGCTTCTAACTCAATCCCCAGGTCGAGCGGCTGCATGTTTGCACAACCGCCAGTCAACAACAAAAGAACAAAGGCAAACTTTTTCATCTCTAGGCTCCATAGTGTTCTGCCAGACCGATTTTTATCATTTCTTGATTAAGGTTGACGCCATCAGCGAAGAGCTCGCCCAGCAGCCGACCATACATGCCTTCTTTGTCTTTATAAGTTTTGATAATTATTTCGTCAGCGTCGTCCAGTCGATCTCGGAGCCAGTCTCTAGCCTCCAGGCCGCGCTGCTTCTCTTCTTCGTCCACTCCCCTCAATTCGGGCGTGTTAATTTTGTAAAGCCGAACCTTTTCTTTGTATCTCATTGTTCGAAGCCCAAGATCAATGTCGAGCGTACAGGTGTCGCCGTCGTAAACGCCGTGAACTTTTTTTACTTTATATTCGTACATTAGAAGCCCATATACTCAATCGTTGCACCTTCCTCGATGATGTCATCCACCATCTGAGGGTACATTCGGCGATACGCATTCGTACTGTCCCCAATGAAGCCGGCTTTTGTCACATTCTGATAACTGCTATCGCCTACGAGCAAACAGCCCATCGTGTCTTCGTCGTCATTACCGATGTGAATCAAAATATCAGTGAAATTTGGAACGTCCATTACCTCAATCATGCCGCGATGGAAATCAAACTTGTTTTGATACCTGGCATGAAATCCACCGTGTTCACGAATTGCTAGGTCGTATTTCCCATTAGGTATTCGTGTTTCACCAGCAACCTTGACGGCTCGCTGCTCGTCCTCGAGGGTGAAGCAAACAAACTCTTTGTCACGATAGAGAGCTCCCAACGTGTCATTCTCGCCAGAGCTAAACCTTAATACTATGTATTCGATCATTCCGACTCCGTATATAGAACTGTTGGAGCCATCAAAGCTCCGCGATTGACAGGTTGCCCTAAAGCGGTTCCAACTCGACCAACTGCTTCTTTAACCTTTTCCGTTGCTTTCTTAGCTTCAGGATCTAAACGAGCTTTTATGTCATCTCTGAACACAGAGTTGCGATCAAACTCTTTACCAAATATCTGTTTGCCATACTTATTTGAATCGTTATATTCCAAAGCGGCACGCGCGACTTTGTCGGCAAAATATTTCAGAGAAGGGATTGGCACACGCTGGATGAGATACCAAAGCCCTTGAGCAGAACCAGACGGGGTTCCTAGCGCATCTGGAGGTACCAAAGATCTAATGGCATCACTAAATCTCTCCATTTCTGCTATCTCTTCTGGCTCGAATAACGCCTCGACAACCTCTTTGTTGTCAGCCATGAATTTTTTAATATCGTTCGAGACAGCCTTGTAGCCATTGTCTGTTTTGAAGCCTACCTCATCATCAACCTTAGCCAGCTTTGTTTTGGTCATTTTGTCCATGACCGCTTCTCGCAAGGTGCTTCGTATTCTTGCTGACCTTTCTGGCGCTAACGTCTTATTTGTCTCACGAAGAAACTCCAGCATTCTGCTGCCGCGGCTGGACATCAGCATGTCAATAAATTGACCGCTTGACATCGTGCCAGCCTCTAACTGATTAACTGCCTTCGACAAAACGGACTGAACTTCTTGGCGGTTAGGCAGCTTTACTTTTTGATCAACTAGATCGAAACGTTTTGCAGAGGCCTCGATAGCATCGCGGAACGAACTCGCCGCAGCTTTGTTGTAACCTCCCTCGTCTAACACGTCTCGTGCGATCCGATTAAATGCGCCATAAACGTTTTTAACCAAAGCATTTTCTACCGATCCAGCTTGGCCAGAGTACGACCAAATGTCCCGTCTAATATTGTCTAAACCGCCGGCTGTTAGCCCTTCGCCAGGCTTCCCTTTGGAGGTTATTGTCGTTGGTTCAGGATCAAACTGGCCCAGCGGCCCGACTTCACGAGACGGCTGAGATAGTTGAGGAATTGGAACTTCTCGATCAGGAGTGCCTCTGCCTCGCGCAGCACCTTTTGATAAATAATTTATCAGGCCCTGGACGTTGTTCATTTCTTCGTTTGGTCTCAAGCTCCTCACATGCTCCAGCAATCGACTAAACAACCTTTCCGTTTCGTTTGGACCGAAGACTAGATCATCAACATTTTCAGTTGCCGTGTCCCAGGCCGATCTTTCTGCCGCCTCACGCTCACCCAGCTCAGTTAGGAGCTCTGTTTTGATGTCGCCCCCAGTTTCTTCAGCATTACGTCCAACGAGGCTTGGCAAGTTCCCTTTGCCTTCACGCATCGTTTTCTCGATGCCTTCTTGTGTCGCACGCTCACTACCCAAAACCCATTTTTGAACAGGAGATCCAATCATACGACGAGCGACTTGCATGGCTCCCAGGCCTTCTGTGTCGCCCTCAGTTATAAATCTACGTTGAGCAGGGTTGATGTAGGTGTATTCCTCAACTGGAGCAGCCATGCCGCTCACACTTGGATCATCGCCGCCACGATTTAGGTTTGGAATATCAATAGCGTCAATAGCGTCACCAGCTTCATTGACACGCCGCCCAAGCGCATTAATCGCGCTACCACCTAGCTCAGCAAACCCGCCTGCTAAAGCTCCCACGCCAGCTTGTATAGCCTTCTCAGTCCCGTAACTATCTAACGTGCCAGCCGACGGCATTAGTGCAGGCACTTCCACGGCCCCCACGGCTGATTGTCCAAGTAATCGAGTAGCGCCTGATGCTCCGCGTAATGCGGTGCCAGCAATACCGACTGGAGCGGCCAGCATCGCAAGCTCAGCGGTTAAGCCTCCCGCCAGGCCCGCACTGCTTTCGCGCAATGGCGCGTTCCTAAAGTCTGCTTCTTGCTGCTCAACCAACAACTCTTGTAGTCGCTCATCATCGCCCGACGCATAGTTATAAAGTTGTTGAATAGATCTGCCGGCCCCGGTTACTGCATTAGCTGCTCCCTGGCCAAAAGACACGATGGGATTTTGCTCTTTCGTTTCAACATACCGATCAGATTGTTCTTGCACGATCTCTTGTTCAAGCTCAGCCGCCTTTTTAGCCAAGTCTCTTGCTTCTTCAGTATTGCCCGCTTCATGAGCGATCTGAAAATCTTTATATAACTGCCGTAACTGCGATAATTCAGCCATAGTTTTAACTCGCTAAGATGAGCCCACCAGATATTTATCCATTGAAGGTGGGCGACCCAATGTTCCCAGCCCTGATTGCGCTTGCCTCCTACCAGCATCGGCCCGATAGCCGCCGTATTGCTCGATAAGTTCGTCTTCGATCCTTTTTCTGTTTTTACTCAACTCTCTTAGTTTTGCTGGGTCATCTGCTGCCGCTTGATATCGACGCGCCATCTCTTCCGACACTTTTGCGCCAACCATTAAGCGGAAATACCAGTTCTGCCAAACCTGTTCGTTATCGCTAGGTTGCGGGACCGTCGAAACAGCGAAATCGAGCTCTTTATTTGATAACGCGCCTTTCAGCTTTTGCGCGACATCAAGAGCAGCTTCTTTTTGAGCCATCGTCAGATCTGCTGTTTTTATAGAAGCCTCGGTTTCGAACCAATTCCCCAACCATTGTTGGGCAGTTCCTTCTATCGCGCCTAAATTAGTATCTTCTGTCGCCAAAACATTTAGAGTCTTATCTGCCTGCCTTGCCAACGCGGTGGAATCATCAATGACTTGTTGCGAAGCCCCCACCCTCTCCATGTCTTGATCGTAAAGGGCTTTTTGTCCAGCAGTCATACTCAAAGAAGGATCGAGTGTTAACGAACGCAATAATTGTGCTTTCTCCCAATTAAACTTGTCACGCTCCAATGCCTGTTGTTGCGCGTAGTTGTCCATTTGAGCTAAGCGGAGCTCTTCATCGCCTAGAGCCTTTGCGTGAGCAATTTGATCGGGGTGCATCCCTAAATTCCAGTACTCAGCGCTGCGACTTTCCCCATAAGGGTCTGCTTCATGACCAGGCCTCAATGTTCTTACAGCGTCAACAAGGAACCCTCCAACCCTTGAACGTTTAGGATACCGAGACGGGTCCAGGTACGCATTGCCTTGATAAATACTCATACTTGTCTCCAATTAGGCTGTTTGAGGCCCATAAAGTTTGTTGTATTCCTCTTTGAACTGCTCGACGGTTAAGGGGATTCCAAAATTGTTGAGCATGTTTTGAATGACACTGTCAGGCTGCTGCATAACAGCGGGCAGATTAACCATGTTGGCCAACATCGTAATCGCACCACTCACATTGCCCTGGCTTACCATGTTGCCGAGTCGAAGACTCGGATCAGGATTTGTGTGGCCGGCCATCATCGTGTTTGTTGCTCGGAATGAATTGTGATCGACTCCACCGACAATGCCGTCAGACGCCCAACCAGTGTCAGCCGCCTGTTGATTTTCCAGATTTCCAACATCACTAACATTTGTCGGCGATTGGCCTTGCCAGCCGCGAAAATCAGCCGCGATATCACGACCTGTGTAAACCCCAGAATTTCCGATCCCGCCCGATCCCGAGATGATGGAGGCTATGACATCACTTGGCACTCCTCCAAATGTGTTACCGCCAGGATTTACGTTACCGCCAGGATTTACGTTACCGCCAGGATTTACATTGCCGCCAGGATTTACATTGCCGCCAGGATTAGCGCCAGCGTCAGACACACTAAAGATTCCAGGGAGCGCTTTGAGTCTGGCGAGCTCGTTTTCCAGAGGGCGCGGCAAACCACCGGACAGCGCCTTGAGGTCTTCAAGGTGACGTATCTGAGCGTCAATATCGCCGCGAGCAACCGCATCCTGGTATCTGGCCTGAATGGTGATCGCGTCGTTTTCTTGATCAGATATTGTGCCGTCATTAGATGAAACAGTGACGCCAGGTTGCGAATCGGGCTGCAAATCTTCTTCTGATAGCAAGCCCTCGGAAACCAGATACTCATCGAGCTTAAGTCGAGCGCCCATCATGGCATTCTCAGGCGTAAAATTTTCGTTTATGAGTCTGTTGTACTCTTCCTCATAAAGTTGCACACCAGCATCGATTTGTGCATCGGACGCACCCAAGCCCGACATGGCGGTTCTAATCGTTGCGACATCGACACTCTCATCTGTTTGTGCATCAGTGCCCGCTTCCTCCTGAGCCGTCTCGGCTGGCATTTCCAAGCCCAGCAAGTCATAAATCATCTGGCGAGTTGGAATTCGGTCAATTCTGTCCTCCTTGCGAATCTTGTCTTTCGCCTCGTTCCATTGGCCTTCTGAAAGATCATCCGGCTTTGACATTAATCCCTCGTCAGTCAAAACCCGATCATTGAAGATCCATCCGTTTTCGCGTTTTGTAGCTCGCTCCTCGAGCTGGTCTTGACTCAAGGTGTCGTAGAACTCATCGGACGTTTCATCCAACTGTTCATCCGTTCCCGCCGTACCGCCGTCTGTTGGTTGCTCAGCGGTCGGCTGTTGCGTCGTCGCACCACCCGGATTTGGATTAGTGGTGCCAGGTGAGGTCGAGGTTGACGAACCTCCCCACCAGCCTTTTTCTTTACCGAAATCCCAAATCGCTTTAGCGCCAGCCACCCCACCGAGGATCGAGCCAATCGTTTCAAGAGCGCTAGAATCCCCCGAATTGACAGCGCCATTAATCAGGCCATCAACCGTTGAGTTGCCAGTTGAGATACCACCGCTACCGTTGTCGCCTGGCTGTTGGCCACCGCCACCACTTAACAATTGATCGATAAGGTTAGCAGCAGCATTCAGTGCCGCGAGCTCCTTATTGAACTTGTCAACCGTCACCGTTTGGTCAGTTCCAAACCTGTTGAACATCGGTTGAGCAATGTTGACGGCGCTTTGCAGTTGCTCCATCGGCAGTTGCTGATCACGCAAGAACTTTTCACGTTCCGCATCGATTTCCGCTTGATTCTGCGTCTGGAACGCCTGGTTCGCTTCGTAGATGTCTCGGAAGTTTCCACGACGGGCCGCGTCACCCTGCTGCATTAAATTAAATCCAATATCGCCAATTGCTCGCAGATTGTTTGCTGCCGTGAGGCCTTGCCCCCGATTCTGGAATGCGAGCCTGGCATTCTCGGAAGCTACATCACTAGCGATACCAAGACCTCGATTGTAGGCGTCATACCTTAGATTACTGCCGACGTCAGCGATCCGATCAGCCGCGCCCCTGGCAGCAATAGCCTCTGCTGCGCCTCTTCGCGATGAAGCGGCCTGCCCTACACCAGCCGCCGACGCTGCAATGCCAGGCATTTGGTCTTCGTACAGGTTCCTCGTGACATCTCTCGACGTCGCGTCAATCATTCCATCAATATAGGGGTTGTTGGAAATACGATTAACCATATCCATATCCGGTCCCATGTTCCGAATTGGCGACCAATCAAGCGCAGAGGTGTAGTAGCCCTGAGCGTCTCGCATTGCCGGGCTTAACTCTTCCCCAGCACCATATATCGCATCAGCATATTGTTGACCCCCGCCACCTTGACTCGCATACGCGGCGAGATTGTTGAGCGCTGCGATTTGATCTGGCGTCATGTCAGCGATCCAGTCGCCGCCGTATGTTTGCCAGGGATACTGTAACTGTGCATTCGTGCCGCCGGAGATATTTCCAAGCAACGTTGCGAGCCAATCAGGTGGCGCACTTTGTTTGGTCGTCTCCTGAACCGAATCAAAAGTATCGTCATCAACCGTCGGCGCTGGGTCTACATCTGTGCTGTTGTTCGTCGCTGCCGTCCACCAGGCATTTTCTTCAACTGGCGGGGTGCTGTAGCCGAATTGCTGATTGAGATAGTTATGCGCTGCACGAGCTCTCGTCGACGGGTCTGGATTGTCGTTATAAATCTGAACTAACGCGCCTCTCTGCGTGTCGGAAAGCGCAGACCAATTGACTGGAACACGACCTTTGTTGCCCATGCCGTCATCGATTAAAACGTTGCGAACCTCATCGCCTTCCCCTGCTGGGTTCATGTTGAACGGGTTGTCCATCGTCGCTTGGTTCGGCGGCTGACGAGATTGAGTCGTGTCCGCAGTGTCTCCCATGTTTGTTTCGTCAGGCTGAATTCTTCCTTCAATGTTTGTTTCGTCAGTTTGTTGATTAACGTAATCTTGAGCGCGGGCCTCGTTCTCTAAACGAATCCTTTCTCGCTCGGCAATTATTTCGTTTTGCCCAGCAGCTTGCTGTCGACGTCGTTCCTCATCTTGAGCTCGCATTCGATCTTGCTGGGCCTGCTGTTCAGCAGCTTGTTGCTGGGCGGCAGCCTCTTGTGCAAGCCGATTCCGTTCCAACTCCGCGTAGTATTCATCTTGCGCGGACATGCCCGTCCCTGACGCAGCGCTCGCGGCAACGTTCGACTGCATGGTCGCTTGGATTGGTGTCGTTTGTGCTGCTGTTAATGGCTGGGTCGCTGCCATTGGCTGGGTCGCTGCGGTCTGCTGCATTGCTGCCGCTGGCTGGGTTGCCATCGGCTGGGTTGTCGTCACGGGAGCAGTTGAACCAGTCACTACACCGGTCTGTGGTTGTCCAGTGTTCGCCACACCAGGCATCGGCAATGGCGGCAATCCTTGGGCTGCACGAGCTGCGTTTTGCGCGGCAATAGCTTCCGGCGTGGCGAGAAGTTGGTTGAAATCCGCAGGGTTGTAGCCTTGCCCCGCATTCATATTGCCGTAGCCAAAAGGACTGTACTGCATATTCGGATTCATGGTTTGCGGATAGCCAAGTTGAGCCGGATTCGAAAACGGAAACTGAACTGGCATGTTCGTGTATGACATAAGTATCTCCTAGCCCAATTTATTCCAGGCGGCGTTGTAATAGGTGTACACGCCCTGGCCTGCACCTGGGTTCCAATTTGTGCCGTCCGCAAGGACAGTTAAACCATCCCACCGTTTGGTCGGCTCCGCGTTGACGGTAAAAAACGTAAATTCAGTTCGATCAGCATGAAACTGCTGCGCGATCTGCCGAAAATATTCATTTAAAAAAGGTTCAATATCCTGGGGCGTGGGCGAAAACTGTGGTCGCTCGTCGGTCATCTGCGTCCCCTTGGAGTCGATATCTCGATGTCCAGACCATTGAGGCTGAACAGCGCGGGATTTGAAGTGTCATTAGGCTCGATTCGATACGCAAGATAGCGACCCGCAGCACGAACATCGACCGCATAGTCGGTATCATCATCCAGGTCGTAGGTGACAGATGCTTTCCAATCAATTGAACCCTCTGCTGTTGCATGAGTGCCGACGGTAAACTTGACTACGCCCTGGCCTGCCATCTGAGGGATGATTCGATTCAGATAGATGATCTTATTCGCCCCCTCTCCAGCTTCGTCAAGATCAATTGCGCGGTGCTCAATCATCGCATCGCGACGAAACGTTGTTACGGGGTTTGTCGCTCCCGCGTAGTCCATATTCCACACGACGCCGCTATAGCTGCTCACGCCGAGCAAGCTAACCGTTTCATCAGCACCGGACATTTGCGCGTAGGTGGTGTCACCGAAGTCGCCATACGTCTCGCTCGTTAGACCGCTATAGTTGACAGAACTATCGGCAGGCCGAGGTCCGACCGCGATGTGTTTCAAAATTCCGTTCCCGTTTAGCTCTGCGACGACTTGCGTGAACGCATAGTTGTGAATTGAGTTGGCAATAAAGAAGAGGTTGCCGTCGCCGCTCGAATAACTCCGACAAAGAAACACGACTTCGTTGCGTTTGGGGTAATAAGCAGCGACCGGTTTGAAATTTAGATTGAGAGTGTCGTACAGGTAGCGCGTGTTTTTTTGATCACTGATGGATTGCTTAGAGAAGCCGTCATGCACATAGATGTCGCGATAGCCGAAAACAACAGCACCATCGCTGGTGATCGCATGGCTTAGCGGGCCTACGCACCCATCATCTTCAAAAACTTTTTTAAATTCGAAGACGTATGCACCGCCAACAAAGTCTGCTTTCCACGTCCGACGCTCAAAATAGATCATGAGAGAGTCTCGAACCGGTTGCAACGCAGTCAAATTACCGCCTGGCTCAGCCAGCAACGTTTCACCGGCCAGCAACGTTGGATCGGTGTGATCCCAATAAGTTTGCGTGTCACCGTCGGCAAATGGGTGGCTCCACTTCACCATTCGTGATTCTTCACCGCTACCACCTGACTTGCTGATGCCAACTGCAACCAGAATATTTTTATAAACACTGAGGACGTTGCACTTGTACGTCGTTGGCCAGCCAGGAAGGTCGACCATTTGGGATAAGGCAGCAGATGTCCAGTGCGGGTTATCGACAGCACTGTTGTTCGTAATGATAAAATAGCTGCCGAGCTGTACGGCCTGCCACTCGGTCGCAGTCGTAGACATCGATACCGGTGGACTCACATCAGTTTTACTGCCTGTTAAATCGACAAACTCGACCTTGATGGTGTCTGGCGATCCTGTGACTTTCGAGACGACAATCCAGCCATCACCGGAACTTCTCGTGAACGGGTGACAAAACAAGAATGTTTCGTTCGCCACATCGTCGAGAAAAACAGATGCATTTGAAAAACTCGACAACGACTGGTCTTGAATCCTGATTGATCGAGCGCTTCGAACGCCTTGCGTTGGAATGTCGCTGTTCGCAATATCTTTTATTTCGCCGGCAAGCCCGATCTGACGTAGTGCTATCGTTTTGTTCATTTGAAGCAAATCCACATTAGATTGGCAGCAGTCAGATAATCAGTTTTTGAGATCGTGAAGCCATCCGCATCGAAACTGCTCAGCGTCCCGCTTGCTTGTGTCGTAATGCCATTCCAGGCGTAGTAGAGAGCAGATGTGTACTGGTTAGAACTGTCTCTGCCAGAACTGCCCGCGGCCAACGTGCCAAGGCATTGGCCTGCCGGATAATCAGCGCTTGCCGCACCGATGCTCACATTCATATAGTTCGTCGTCACGACGTTGGCCACGACCACGATGACTGACGGCTGAAATCCAACGCCCGTCACAGCATGAGTTCCCGCGCTTGCAGTTGTTTGCAGTAAACCGATTTCTGGAGATGTCAGAGTCGGCAATGTCACGCCCTCGAGCGCCGTGATTCTCGCGTCAAAACCATTCATCTGCGCTTGAGTCAAATTCATCGCAGCATCGAATCCGTTCGGAAACGTTTGCGTGATGGCCTTCTTGATTGAGCGCAAGTGATCGTCAGCCTGGCTCGTAGGATCGCCAACGACGGGGTTTGACGAATCAAGATCGTAGATAAAATTTGCAGGATCAAGACTCATTGAATTGCCATCCAAGTGATATCGATGTCCCAAAGCCCGAGGGACTCGTTTAGTGTAAAACCGTCACTGTCAAAACTGACTAGCGTGACTCGTGCAGCAGAAGTTTCGTTTGCGCCATACATATCGAGAAGGTAAGACGACGATTGATAAGTTCGATCAGCCGTCGGATGCCAAGCATCTGTCGTGCCGGATAACGTGTAGGTGTTCGTGCCGTCGGCGAATCCAATCGAATAGTTCGCTGAAACAATTCCAGCCACGGTGTCGTCGCCAGTCGACATGGCAATTAATTTTGTCGGCTGATAGCCAACGCCTGTCACACTGTAATTGCCTGAACTCGTATTGATCGAAAGACGTCCGGTTTTGACTTTTATTTGAGGGAAGTTCAGCATCGATGCTTCCAAAGTCGCGATGCGAGACTCCATTAAATTAATTTTTGTCGGGCCGACTGTGACCGCCCCCGTCACACCAGAAAAGGTCTGCCGCAATGCTTTCTTGATGTGACGAACATGTGAAGCAGCGTCCGCAAAGCGGTCGTTGTATGAAGGATCGTTTGCGTTCAGCCCCTGAACGTATTCGGCGTTATTTAAACCCATTATGGAAATGCCACCCACATCATGACCGGCTCCTCGCCGCCTGACGCTTGTAAATTTATCGTGATGTCGAATCCATCGCTGTTAACTGCTCCGATTGACAGCGAGGACAGCGACTGACCGCTAGAGGCGTACATGAAGGTCGCGAAACTCACAAAGTTGGCACTGTTCGCGAACGTGCCTAGATCAGTCGAAAGGCTGGCAACATAACCGCTGGTGTGATCCTCGTTCCAAGCGCTAAACGATATACCGCCACGGCTGTTTGTGGTTTTTGCTGTTGACCAAGCCCATATCGTTTTTGGCTGAAAACCTAGTCCGGTCACACTAATCGTGTCATTCGATGCATAGCCGGTTGTGTCTGTAACGCCAAGTTTTGGCGTGATTTGCGAGAACGTCAGCCCTTCCAGCGTTGTCAGTCTGGAGTCCCACGAGTCGATCTGGGTGCTCGTCGCGTTTATCGCCTCATCAAACTCATCGCCAGTTGATCCGGCAAATGTTGCGAGAACAAATGTCTTTATCAGTCGCAGATGATCATCTAGCTCATTTGCTGGATCGGTATCAGCGGGTAGCGCGACGTTAAAGTCTGAGATGTACGTTCCCGTCTCAACGGTCATGGTAAACAGCCTGAACTTGAATTGGCGAACCGGAGTAAAGTTCGTCGCTTGTGTTTTCGACGATCATCGTCAACGTATCCATGTAATATTTTTCCCACGTTGGGATACGCTCATCCTCGTTAAGATATGGCGCTGCCATCATGAGAGAACCGAAGACGTAGAGATCGGGATGCGTCGTCATGACAGAGTTGGTCGCCGTGTCGCTCGTCACGTCGCTAGAAACATCCGCGTAGTAATATAAATCGATGTCGTAGGTCGCATCTGGCGCTGGATGAAACACAAACGCATTATTGATTCGGCAAAACACTTTTGGCTCGCCCCCTGCGCTTTCGTTCTTCAAGCGCAACCGAAGCTCCGATTCTGATACCGCGTCAAGCGGCAGATCGTTGACAAGCATGTACTTTAACGACCGGTAATCGCTTGGCACGGTGTACGAGTTTGTGACCAGTGATCCACTGCTCACGGCCTCATTTTCTCGACACTTCAGAACTCTGAATATCCTCGCCTGTGCCATATCAATAAAATTGGGCACTTGTGACGCCAGGTCTGTCCGATCATAGAGATAAGACGTTATCTCAGTTTTAAGCGTACCGATGTCAGATACTATCGCCATCTGCCGTTACCTTTTTTCGCTCTGGCAAATGCGTTTTAGCACCGCCAGGGATTAAAATTTGTGAAGACTTTTTCTTTTCAGGTCGCAGCTTGCTCATCTCAGAATGAAGCCACTGCATGTGCTTCGTCTTCAATTCTGGCGTCGTCGCGAACTCGTGATGTGTATGTCCCGTCATCTTGCACCAGTGAGCCAGCAAAACAGGCGTTGTCGATCCGGCGTAATGCCAGCCATTTCGATTTCCAGCTTTGGGTGCAGTGTTCACCATCTGACTGAGATGCTTGATGTGCTCAATCACTGGACCTAAATTTTGGTGCTCGCCGCGATAGTTTTGGCCGTCTTCAGAGGCAAAAGTACGAAAGCTATCTCCCGCCATTCTTGTTAAACGTTTTTCAGCCATGCTGTCTCCAAAAAAAGAGGGGGAGAAAGGCAAAGAGGCAAAAGCCCCTCTCCCCCCAAGCCCTGCATAAGCAGAGCGGGAGTAGGTGATTTAAGTCAATCCACTCGGGATTTCATCTACCATGCCGTGCGCCTTGCTGTTCAACACAGCAAACGTTGACTCCCGAAGAATCTGACGTGAATCAGAGTCACCGGACTTGGCCAGCGGCCAGTCAGCCGTCGTCCTGAGAACAGGCGTAGCAAGATAGTTGAAATCGAGAAGCAAGAAGCACTCGTTTGTGCTGTCCATGTTTCTGTCGAGGATGACGTCCAACTGTCCGAAGTTGCTCACATAGAGATCAATCACGTTAACGAACTGACGTTCGTTTCTGATGTCTCGACTTCTACCAGACTGATAGGCGAAAGCCGGTATGTAATTTGAGCTTGTTGGTGAAGTCACCAAATAGCTTGGATTACCGCCTGCGTTGTAAGTCGCTTGGTGCGCGTCTAAGAGACAGTCTTCCAAAGCGGTTACAGTCGTTATGTCTGTACCATTGGAAGCTCGTGTGTCTGTCGCAAACTTGATGACAGAACTGTCAAGCTGACCATGCAGCGATGCCATCTTTCTGGCCGTAGATGCATTACCAGCAGTAGCTGTTTGTCGCGTACCGCCTGGGGCACCGACAACGGCTAATTCCTCATCGTTTGCGAGCTCGCCGTACCGCAATTCAAGCTGGTACGCCATTTCTGAATCTCGACCGTACTTCTCGACCTCTTCCAAGGTGCCGGATATTTCGGCTCGCTTAGTCATGATCTGACAGTAGTTGTTCTTCTCAACTACCGCGCTTGAAGAATCGGCGGGTGCTGCTGCACCTTCAACGGCGGCGTTTGCTGCCGCTGCTGCGAGTACGTCTTCAGTCCACTCGTGAAGTTTGCCTCGTGCGCGAATAGTTCGCGACATGGAGCAAACAGGGTTGTCGACAGGCGAGATGATATAAATCTCATCCTGAACGTCTTCAGCTTGTCGAAGCTGTGTGTATGTTTCAAAAACTGCCATTTGGATAAATCTCCGTTAACGGCCCTCACTCTCCCGCTTAAGCTTCTCCATGAAATAATTTCGTGCAGACCCGCGCACATTAGGATTGTCAATCATCTCCTGACGAGCCGAACGGAATTTCCCATCTGAGCTACGACCTTGCTGAGCTTTGTTTCGCCCGCTGGCCGGCGGTTGTTGTGAGGACTCTCGTTTAATATTTTGAACACGAGAATTGGCGTTTTCGGTTGACCATCGATAGTGCAAAGCAGACATCACTTTATGGTCTGTAATGTCCATAAATTCTTGCTCTGTCCAACCCAGCTTATCTATCGAGAATTGAGCAACGCTTTGATAGGTATCTTGGCCCCAGTTAGGAATAGTCGTTGCTAAAATATCCGAAGATACTTCAATTTCGTGCTCCCTAACTTTTGTTTGCTGAGCCTTATGCCTTTCCACAATATCATTGTGGAATCGCTGCATTTGATCACGGTCATTAATCGCCTTCTGGTACTTTTGCACTTCTAGCTGGTACTGGCGCGGGTCCATCGTTCTTTGAAGATGATTCCAATCTGTTCCTGCCCAGAACTGAACTTGTTGTTCAGCCGCAGACAAATAAGACTGAGATATACCCTCATTTAACTGGATGTCATCGCGCAATTGGCGATTTTTGTTCGCTAATTCTTGCGTTTTCTGTGTGTAGTCGGTTTGCATCTTTTGACGCAAATCCTCGGCCTCGTGATACTTGGCCTCCCAGCTACCTGGTTCTGGGACCGGAGGTTCATCCACTCCATCATCGGTCTGATCGTCGGTTGGTTGCTCATCAAGCGACTCCGAATAATCATCCTCGAGTTCAGGTTGGTGGGCGTCGTCGATCTCCGATTGACGTCCGACTTCTGGTTGGCTGTTTTGCACAGGAGGAGCATCTAAGCCCTTTTCCTTATTCAATTCAGCCGCTTTCCTATCACGGAAAGTTTCTCTCACGTTTTCAGACTCCCCCATTGGGAGGTTGGTCTGAGTAGCTTGTTCTGACATATTTTTCTCTCTACGTTACGTCATTCAAATTGCTGATTTATTTCTTCGTTTTTTATTTCTTCGAGATTTAGGGCTTGACTGGCCTGGACCATTCTCGCCAACTCGTGCTGCACGTCGCTCAACGCCATCATCTTGAAATAGAGAGACTCTCTCTTCTTCTCCTCGTGTGGTGCTGTCGCCGCCCATTGATCTTTCAGTGATCCTATCGTCGACCGGTACGCCAGGTTGTATGTCGGCGAGTTCAGTAACGCTGCCGCTTCCTCCCCCTGCGCCAGGAGTTCCTGGCTGCTCAGTTGGGGCTGAGCGAAGTGAAGCGAGATGCTGTCTCGCTTTGGCTTTTCTTTTGTTGTTCCTGGCTTCTGGGTCATTGGCTTCTAGTCTCTGCAATTTCCTTCGAATGTGGGGTGTTGTCACTGTCGAGCTATGCGGTTTTCGGTATGTCATATTTGAACTCCGCGCTTTTGGTCACGCTCCATCTGGATTTCAGCGATGTCGACTTGAGCATCGTGCGTAAATTTACGCCGAGCTAGATCGTTGTCCTCCCGCATGTTGGTCGCTTTGTTTTGCTGCTCTTGATTCTTGATATTTGCCAGGAACCAATCACGCTGATCTTTCGATCCCTCGATTTGGTGATCATGCTGCTGCTCACGCATTGCCAACGATAGCCTCGCTTGTTCCTGTTCGAGCATCTGTCGCTGCTGCGCGGACAATGCTTCTTGCTGCTGCATCGTCATCATTTGCTGCTGCTGTACCCTCTGCATGTACTCTGGAGAATTTGGGGCCAACAAGTAAGACGACAGATCGCCGATACCAAGATGGTCTGCGATGTCCTTTAACATTGAATGCTTTTGAGGATAATCGAACGCCAGCATTAGCCCGGGATCGGCAGACAGCATCTGATAAAACTGCATCAACGTCTGCGCGTGTTTACGGCCCTGATCAGGGGTCAGCGCAACGGAAACTTCCATCTCTACATCATCGTCTGGCCATGAAGCAGGCATCACTATTTCGAATTTCCCAGCGACTTCCTCAATGTAGGTTTTACTATCGTTGCGACGGCCTAATTTGTAGATGTATTGGCACATCGGAATCATGAACGTTTCTGCAAAGTCTCTCGCCGCTCTCATGACTCTCATTTGAGAGGCGTTTGTCAGGCGCTCAATCATGTCGGCAGCGTTTTGGTAACGAACCGCATCGTTGTTCATGCCTTTACTCAAACGCGACACGCCCGAACGTTCCTCTTTGTCTTGATCGAGCATCTCAATCACGGAGAGGGATAGAGGAGACAATTCGGGGGTCGCGAGTGGGGTAACGGAGCCGGCTTGACGTGTCCAAACGACCCCTCCGATAGAGTTATCTAAAAGCTCACGAGGATTGCGAACAGCGCCCTGTACGGCCTCGTAACGAGAGGTGTTCCTAGCTTGCTGGTTATCAATAATTAAGCGCTTAAGCGTGCTGAGCGTCTTCTGCGTGTGACTAACCAGGTCCGCATCACTCAGGCCATGCTCGGCATGAGAAATCTTAAATTCGGTCCATTCAAAACACGGTATCTCAGGAACTGGATAGATCGCTTGAGTGCCATCCGCATAGCGAAGAATTTCACCGTGGCACCAGCAAACGTAGTATAGCTGCATCCCTTCGACTGGTTCGTCAACGTCTGAAAAATCAGCGAGGTCGAGCCACGTCCAGGTGTGATAAATCGTCACTTCTTCCTGTTCGTCTACGCGGTTGTGCTGTCGTTTGCGTGTCCACGAGTTATCGTGTGCTTTTCTTGACGAATCTTCCTCGCTGGATCGAAAGCGATAATCCGCTTTGAGCATTGCAACCTGGTCAGGATCGTAACCTTCTCGAATCAACTCGCCCCGCGTTATCTCTCGATCATACGCATAGTATTGGCAATCTCGGATATAAGTCGCGCTGGGATCGCGGTAGACACGCTCTGGCTGAATTAGCCTTATGTCAACACGACTCTTATCGATTGTGAACGTAGCAACACCGCTAAACGTCGCTGCACCGCCCATTGGCATTTCATCAGGAAGCAATTGGTTGGTATCCGCGTCAACAATGTTTGTCTGTTGAGATAGCGTGTAGTCAATCTGCTCGCGGGTTGCGTTAGCAAACTCAATTTCGCCCTGCTCTACTTCATCTTTCCAATGGACACAGACGTTCATTCGCTTAGCGATGAAAGCATCATGCCAACCGTCTCGCATTAGCTCAAAAGCATGGTTAAGTTTTAACTGCCGATTAACATAGGCGGTGCGCTTTTCAGCTTCCAGCTTGTCGTTCTGACGAAACGGTTTAAAACGAACAATCGGACGTCCACTGAAAAACGTTTCAGAGAAAAATGCTTTCTTCGCTTCAACTGAGTCTAAAACGTCAGGTGAAATATAATGTGAGCGACCCTTGATCTCATTGCCAAGAGGTTCAAGTGAATAATACTCGTGATTGCGCTGACGCTGATTGCCAACGCCCTCATTTTGATTCTCACTTTCCTGAACTTGGTGCTCAAGAATTTTGACTAAGGAATCGCTCATTTACGTTTACTCGTCGTCTGCCGACTCTTCGACAGCCTCTTCAATAGGTGCAGGCTCTTCGACAACAACCGGCTCTTCGACAGCAGTTGGATCGGCATCAATACCGAATTGTGCAAAGACACCAATCACAGAATTTCGACGATTGCCGGCAGCTTCCAGCACTGCCTCGATCAACCCTTCCGGTAAACCGCTCATACAGAACTCCTTCGTCCTTTTCGATATTGAGTGGAGCGCTTGTCTTCACGCGCCACCGTGAATGCTTTCGTATCCTGAAACTTGCGACGTGAACCTGGCTTGCTAAGACTGTTGCCTGCCGTCATGTCGCTACCCATTTGATTTCTTCGACCGCCAACCTTGGTTGACTTGTCACATTTATTTGCCATATCGATCCTCAATTTGATGGAAACACATAATTTTTTCTCGACTTCTGTTCATTAACTGCTCGGTGGTGTCGGCCAATCGTCATCTTCGTCACCAACCGGCCCCGGCGTCCGCAAGTTAGGCCAGCGCTCATGTGCCGTGATGTCTCTGAGTTCTTGCCGGTAGGTTGCCCAATCAGAAGCCAGGGTCGCGCTTGTCTCTGTTGCCTTGATCACCATCCAATCTGTTTCGGCGAGCAAATCATCACGTTTTTTCCGATTTATCGTGGCTGTTTCTGCATCCTGGGCAGCGACGAGCGCCGCCTGCTCATCTGACGTCAGGTCAACAACACGACATGTGTAAACAACGTTAGACTCAATAAACGGATCGACCTTCTCTATTTTTTGCGTGGCGGGATCATAAGGAAGACCGAAAGTGACAGGCATCGCGCTGTTTTCCGTATACCACGCCTCATTCGGCCCCTCTTTCGGGAAACTGGTGTTTGGAAACAGCTCTTTCAGAAACCCAATTTCATCGATGGTGTTATCTGCGTTAATTTTGGCGACTTGCATATTCATTCTCAGCTATTCGGGAAAGCATCTGCCGGCGGCGTGAAATCAGAGGTGTAGACGGCCTCCGCAGTAATTCTTAACTCATCAAGATAACCGGAATAATCGGTATTTGACGTTCCTCGCCCAACTTTCAAACCGTTCGTATGGTGATCGGTAAAATCCGTGCTCAAGGTTAAAGCCCCAGACGTGCTTTCCGTTCCATCAAGATAGGCTCTCACCTCTGAACCACTTCTAACGATTGCGACGTGATACCAGGTGCTGGTCGACATGGTTGGGACTGTCCAAGACTTATTAGTCATGCCCGTGGTGCCATTCGTGAAATGAGCCAGACCTAAAGCAGTAGTTCCTTCAGTCCTGATGATCCAGTTATTGATCGCACCACTTGAGTAGTAGTTGGCGCTCGAAAGAATTGCGCCCCACGTTGGAAACGTTGAACGGAACATCCAAAATTCAATCGTGAAATCTTGCAATATCGGAACATGTTTTATGTTGAGATCAGTCGAAGAAAACCAAGCAGACGTAGCACCGAATTTCTTTTGCGCTGTTAGAACTTGTGCGCTGCCGTTCACCAAGGTGTCGTTTTGACCGGTCGAGTCAATAAGATTGCATTCGAAATTCATGATGAGTTTGGTGTCGGCATTGCCACCTGTGTCCGCTGAATTGCCAACCAAACCAGTTGGGATCGTGATCGATGTTGGCGCAGAGCCGTTCACCATGTGCTCGCAATAATTGGAGATTAACCGGAAGTTGGCGATCTTCCCGTTGTAGTGATACGCGGGATAATCGCTGTAGAACCGCCCCATGATGAATTGACCTGGAGAGCCGCCCGTGTTTGTTGCAGAATCCAACGTCCTAACGCCATTCAGCCATGCCGCCGTTCTCGTGTTAGGCGTTTGTTGACGACAGATCGCAACGTGGTTCCAGGCGTTTTGCTGTGGGGTGCCAATAGCGGTATCGTAATAGCTGAAACCGGTGCTACGCCCCAGGTAGAGGACGCCACTGAGCATGTGAATGTTATAGGCGATCTGCGTTTGATAGTAAGGAGTGCTCGTATTGCCGATGAGCGCTGAATAACTGCCCCCATCTCGCGGATAGAACCAAAAATCTATGGTCCAATTGGGATTAACGGCTATGGCAGATGCATAGATCCAATCGCTGCCATCGAAATCGGCAGCGCCACCATGTGTGGAAGGGTCATAGTCCGCATTATCGGTGCCGTTGTAGTTGAAAGGGGCATCAGGCTTAACCAGCGGCCCGTGTACCAAGCCGGCAGGATAGCTGCCAGCAGGCAATGAACTCGCATAGTTGCTGTTATCAACCGCCATGTGGGACTGGTGGATCAACAGTTCTGTCCAAAGGTTGGCGGTTAATGGCGTCGTGGGAGGCGTAAACGCGCTCGTATAAGTCGCCGCGTAATGTACCTTAAAATTGCTAATGTAAGCGTTGACGCCGTTACTGTTATAGCTGAATCGATTACCAATCGTCCACTGAGTGCCACTGTAAGTGTCTGTATCTGACACCGATGTTTTTTCAACACCGTCTAAAAAGACTTTTAAGGTGCCACTGGATCGGCAAATGGCAATGTGATGCCAAGCGCCAAGGTTAATATCGTTGTTTGTGATACCGGAGCTACGATAATTGCCGGATGCTGTTCCTAAACTCCAAGGGGTAGAATTATTACCAGACGATGTATGGAGATAAGTGTGGCTGGTGCCGCCAGAATAACGACAATCGAAGATAAATTTATCAAGTCCCAGCGTGACGAATGAGATCCAAAATTCAACCGTAAAGTCACTTGTTGAAAACGCGGATCGTCCCGTATAGAGAGTCGCCTCTGAAGCGCCATCGTAGAGCGCCGACCAACAACCATGCGGACGACGAAACGGCCCACCTTCGCTCTGATACGGATCACCGCCACCAGTATAAAAAGTCGGCGAAACAGTGCCACCCGATGCCGCGAAACCCTGGTTAGTAGAGCCATTAGCACCATCAAAGTGATAGAGGGCTTTGACCTTGTTCCACGTTGCCTCTGGATCTGCGCCGGCACTACCAGCAGCAGCCATCTGCAATTTTCGGGCTAGGACACTCATCAGGCGAGAGCCAAGGCCGCAGCGAAGCCGTACCAGTTTGAGCCCTGATCGTTCGTCACAAACGTCCAGGCGTCCACCTCATTTGCGCCACTGCTCGGGGTTGGCGCTGTGCCTGCTGCCCACCTGACGTTGGCAGGCCATGCAATCGAATGCCCGCCCGTGCCGTCTTGCTTCATGATGAGCGTAAATGAATGGGCAGTACCGGATGAGGCGATGTTATTCCATGTGAACGTCGTTATATTGTGAGCAAGGGTGACTTCAAAAAGGCCACCGTCATTTAAATCAATCGCGTGTGTGGTGCTTGCCGTCGTGCTGGAGGTTGATTGTTCGTGAATCGCCCCGTTGAAGCTCGTGACATCGTTCGCGTCAGTGCCAATCAGGTTGCCCGTCTGGGTTGGCAGGGTTAATTCGACATTTCCGCTGTATGCAGCGTGTGCTGGAGACTGGATTCGAGCGTAGTGCGCGTTTGCATTCTCGCAATAAAGATCAATATGAGACACCGATCCACCGTTTTTAACGGCTATTGCGCCTTGCGAAAGGCTGACACCGTTAGTGGAGCCGCCGCCAACACCTAAACTGGTGGTCACATCAATGGCGGTTGCCAGTTTCGCGGACGTCACAGAAAGATCGGCGGGTGACAGAGCATCAATCGCCTGTTTGATACGCTCCGGGGTGAACCGTTTGACATCAGTGACGGTGCCCGCCTCTGCTTCTGCCTGAGAGGCAACGGCAACTTGATTGTTGTACGCGGTTTCGATCTCTGAATCGCTCTGATCGGCGGTTGAACCGTCTTCAACGTTAATCAGTGTCCTGACATTGGCTGCTGACAGCTCTTCAGCACCACCGGACCCAGCCGTGGTTCGACCGAGGATAATATCGTTTGTTGATACAGCAACCTGGGCCTCAGTCACCGATAAAGCGGCCTGGTGCTGGGTTACTGACGATTCTGAAATGCGACCATCGGCAAACGTGCCACTCGTGGTCGCTGACGCCGGTAACGCATTGACGGCATAATCAATTTGGTCGCCGGCATCGTCGTAAGTGACAGAAATGTTGGTCGTCGTGCCAATCATGCCGCCAACAACGTCCTGAATGTGCTCGTTTGACTGACTGGCTTCGTCTTTGATGTCGGTTAACAGTGCAGCAGCGATTCTGAGCTCTACCACCGCACCAGATGAGAAAGCGCTGGCTGATGTGCCGTCTTGAGCGCGGACAACGGTTAAATCATTGCTTGAAATAGCGGTAACTTTGACGATTTCGCGTGTTGGCGAGCCGCCACCGGTATCGAGGGTCACATAGCAGTAATCACCGCCACCCACGGTCGGTAAACCGGTCGCAGAAGCCACGGTAATCGTGGTTGCAACGTCCGAAATAGCCCCGTTTAACGTGCTCGAGTAGTTATTTGTGTATTTAACTGCCATTAACTTACCGTCAGAACCCAGTTGAATTGCATGGTGTCGGTCGCTCCCTTCGTTACAGCGTCAAAAACGGATCGACACAGCATGGTGCCCGCCGATCCAGCGTTTAGAATGCCCGCTTCTGTCACGCTACCAGTCCCTGTGCCGGGTGGAATGGAGGCCACATAGGTGACTTGAGCGCCGGAAACCGTTGTGGAGGTCAGTGCAACCCGCGCTAATTCGGTCAAAAGAGCGGTTTGATTGGCCGCAGCCGCTGTATTGTCGCTACCAATGGCCAGATGGGACATGACAGACGCTGATGTGCCATGCATCCGGCTCGAGACGAACGAAATACCGGTAGAAACGACCATATTGGGCACTTCACGCACCAAATCGTCGTTTAAATAGACTTGTAACGCGCCAGATAGCGCAATGTTCATCAATTTAACGTTCCTTCGTTAATTTCAGCCACATTTAACGGCCCAAATCCTTCAACAAGCGTCACTGTCAGCGAATCTGCGATGGCCACGGCGTCAGTAAGGACCGGTTTCATCCGATCTAACGCGCCAGAAGCCGGATTGAGGTATAAACGCTCCTCTGGCTGCACATTTCGCTCATTTTTGAGCATTTCAGCGACCGGAATACCCGTTCCACCCTTCCCCAGGACACTCGGTGCCCGAAATGAGGATTTCTGTGTGCGAGCATTCTTAATTCGCCCCGCTTTAAACCGTCTAGCCACGATAAAAGGTCATCTTTTGGTCCTATAACCCAAGCGTCCGCGTCTGCGACGTAATTCCTCCTCTTCTTCAAGCTCTTCCTCGTCCTGACGATGCTTATCCAAGCCATCAAGACCCGTGATTTTCACCCCCTTACCCGCTAGGGACTCAGCAACAACCTTTGTTTCCTTCTTAGACCGTCGATTACCAATGCGACCAGCCTTAAATCCCTTTTTCTCCATTAGGTATTCACCAAAATGATGGAACGTAAATCTCTGATTTTTTTAAAAATTTTTTTCAGAAGTGCCAAGAGCTCGGACGGGGAGAACTGACGGGAAAAAAGGGGCCATTCAGGAAAATGATGACTTCGCGCAGGGCTGGACGTACTAGGATATGATATGCCTCGTCGTGATACGCGCCGAATCTGACGTTGGGACGGGGTGCCGGCGAAACGCCGCCAAAAACCGAAAAGTGGGTCAGAAAAATGGGTCATATTAACCAAATCCCGCATAAATAAAGGCCTGTAGACGGTTGTCACGCGGTCTTTCAAGCCGTTAAAGCCGAATAATGGCGCGTCTAGATCGATCAAACAACTATATGCGGGCTTCGTATATCGAAAAATTGAGGCGCGGGCTCTCACCCCTACAGCCCAATCTCAAAATCCAAAATGGACCGCTTAGGATCTAAACCAACTAGTCTGGACCTGATGCGGTCCTAGTCTCTTTTACTCTTTCTATATTACTTTCGATTAGCTTTGCAGCTTGATGTGCTGTGATTGCGTAGTCAGTGAACGTTTGGTGCTTATAGCTGCTAACTTCTACCAGGGCTCGTAATTCTAAGAAGTGTTTCTCTATTTGCTCTAGATTTGCCGGAAGATCGTCTAGGTCGATCATGCTGTAATCTTTTCCGCTTCGATATTTTCCATATCAAGTGTAATAGCCTGGGGCTTTGACTCAATGGCTTTTGGCATTTCCAGGCCAATCATATTCACTTCAAGTACTTTATGAGTGTGGGTAACCTCTGCCTGTATTTGGCTCGGCAATATCTTACTCAGCAAACCCATAAACGCGGTCGGGTTTTCGTTCGCCTGGCGTTGTAAGTACTGTACGCCGCCTTCTTTATCGAGCGCCTCGAGCACCATGCGCCGGATATTTGCCGGAACCTTATTTGGGCTTCCTTTCGGTCTTCCCGCCTTCCTGGCCATAAATATTAATTGAATATTTAAACTCCACGCCAATTCTAGCACGTCTATTACACTTGCAATAAAAAAGGCCTCAATTACTTTTATTTTAGTTTTACCTGGTGTAGAATTCTCCTACCCCAATAAAGACGGGGCTTTTCATTCACAAAAATAGGACAAACCACATGTTACGAAAACAACCAGAACTCGCAGAATACATGGCCCTGGTGCCTAACATTCAAGCACTAAACCCGAAGAACCAGAAGCTTGTCACGCGATTCATCGAAGCACACCGACGAGTTGATTTTTACGTCGACATGATCGCATTTCTAGAAGACCAGGCCTTTGAAGATCCTGAAAGCCAAAAAGCTCGGGCAAACGCGGCACTAATACGGATTCATTCCCGCGCCGAGGAACGATGGTTCGATAACTGTCTAACACGCGAGCAAAAACTAACGCAGCGCGAAGCGAATAACGCGATCCGGCAGTACATGTATTCGAAGACGTTTCAGGAATTCGAGCAAAGCTAAAACCACTAAAACCATAACGTCGAGCGCCTCGGTCTTCCGGGGCTTTCGTCGTAGAAGACTACGGTTTTCGACCTGGAACTAAACCAACCAGGAAAACGAACAGGACAAACC